TGTTATACAATTTTATTATATCATTTTTTTTTAAGTTATGATTATATGATACAAATGTGCTTTTAGTTGATTTTATAATTTCGGTTATATATTTTTTATAATTATTAGAATTAGTATCACGTATTATATAAGTAGAATTCGATTTATCTAATGTTAAATTATTATTAGTTTCTGTTTTTATATTATTTATGTAAACAATATTATCATAATTACCTAAATTAAAATTATATAATCTTGTTTTATTTGTAACATTGACGTTTGAATATTTATTATTAGATATATTAATATCCATAATATTATATATTAAAGAATATATTTTTAAATTATTTAAGTTAAATTATATTTTAATAAATTATAATATATAATATGACCGCTGGACTATTACAATTAAATTTTATTGGCCCTCAGGATGTATATTTAACAGGTAATCCGCAAATGACATTTTTTAAAAGTATTTATCGCAGTTACAGTAATTTTTCTAAAGATCTTCAGAAACTACAATTTGAAAATCCAGTAAAACTAAAAGGAACTCAACATTCATGTATTATTAAAAACTACGGTGATTTATTATCAAACTTATATCTTTATATAGAATTACCACAAATAGTTAGTGCTAATAATAATGAATCATGGGCAGGTTATGTTAATGGTGTTGGTTTGTCATTAATCGAATCAATATCTTTTATGATAGGAGGACAAACTATTGATACATATGATTATAACTGGTTAGATATATATAATGAGTTATATGACCAAGGTTCGGATACATTAGTAGGTAAATTTAATACTGATATTAGTTTAGAAGAAAATAGTTATAAGCAAAAATTATATATTCCATTACATTTTTGGTTTACTAAAAACAATGGATGTGCATTGCCATTATTGGCATTACAATCTAGTGAAATTAGAGTTAATATAACTTTTAAAAAATTTGAAGAATTAATTAAATCGGATATTAGTAATTTTCAATATGTAGAACCAAATGTATCATCTTTTATTATTGCTAATTATATACATCTTGACGAAAATGAAAAACGTTTTTTTACTAATAATAAATTAGAATATTTAATTGAACAAACCCAAACATTAAGCAATATTGAAATACAATCAAAAAATGCCTTAAAAGTACCCTTGAATTTTAGTCATCCAGTAAAAAGTTTTTACTGGGTTATATTAAATGATATTAATACTAATCCAAACATGAAAACAGGTAATAATTGGTTAAGTTATACTTCAAGTAATAGTTTATATGGAGAAACATTTAATGAGGCATATATTACTATTAATGGACAAGATAGAATTCCACCTATGGATGCAGGATACTACCGATATGTTATTCCATATGAAACTAAATTATATAGTCCACGAAAATATATTTACACATATTCATTTTCATTACATCCTATGCAATTTCAACCATCCGGTTCATGTAATTATTCTAGAATTGATAATAATAGATCACATTTAGAATTATCATTTAATGCTATAAATACAGTAGGTGGTACTACAAATGGTAGTGTTAAAGTTATAGCACAAAATTATAATATATTAAGGGTAGAAGAAGGACGTGGGAGTACTATTTTTAGCAATTAAATGTATATTATTATCAATATTTTCAAGTTCAATTATTTTACTAAATAAATTATGATTATAATTATTATGAGATACAATAATAATACACAATTTGCTTAAAATCTTATTATTTAATATATTATGTATTAGTTTTTCAGATGTAAGATTATCGAGACTTTTATCAGGTTCATCAAATATTACTATATCATATTTATCAATATTTAATATTAAATAATATAACCATTTTGCTAAATATATACGTTTTTCTTGACCACCGCTAAAAGATTTACCAGACAAATTCGTATTTAAACTATTTATTGTAAAACCATTTAATATATCATCAAATGGAACTAATTTGTTTATTACATAATTAAGTATATTTTTATCATTATTAAATAACATTAAATCATTTTCAGTAATTACATCTTCTAAAGTTCTATTTTCAAAATATAAATAAATATCTTGTGGAATATATAATATTTTTTTTTGAGTTATATAATCATTAAAATAATCACTTACAATTTTACATAATGTAGACTTACCTACACCTGATTGACCTTTAATTATTATTTTATCATTTTTATTTAATATTAAATTAGTATTAAATATTAATGATTTTTTATTAAGATAAGTTAATTTATAATTAATTGTAAATAAATTTAATGTATACTTGTAATTAATTTTTTTATTTTCATTATACATTTCTATAAAATTATTATAATTTGTAAAATCTTGATTTATTATTCCATAATAATTATGTAATATATATTCAAACTGATAAACTAATGTTATTGTTGTTTGATATAATGGTAACAATAATAAAGAACATTTATTTTCACAATTATTTCTAATGTAATTATACATATAAATACACATAAGTACTTTTTGAAATAATTGTAATGAACCTAAATATATTTTATCTACTACTTGATTATCTAAATTAATTTTATTTATTTTTAGATTATTATTATTTAAAATATTAATATAATCCGATTGATATTTACCAATACAACTATTGAAATAATTTAAATATAAATTCTTATTTAATAACTCATATTTACTTTTTGTTTTATTATTATTTTTTACATAAGTTCGACTATTTAATATTATGTAATTATAAAATGCTACATAAAATAAGAAATAAATAAATAATAATTTAATTGAACTATTCATTGTATATAATATATAACTGTTCATACATACTCTAATAATTGCACCATATAATTCAAAACATGTATGATATCTACCATAAAAACTATTTTGCGCATTATTAATTATTAAATCTAATTTTTTTTGACTATTACATTCTAACCAATATTTAGGCATTGTTTTTATTTTTTCAAAAGTATCATAAAATATATTTTTTTTTATTGGTTGTTCTAATAATAACATATTTATATGTTTTTCACAAATATGTAAACACATTAATATAAAATGAAAAAAATTAAATAATATAAAGTAATTTATATTTATATTACTTTCTATAGATTTTAAAAATTCTACTTGATATGATTTATAAGCATAATCAAATAAAAATTGAATATTATAATATATAAAAAATATTAATATACATTTATACATAGTTTATATATAAATAATATATAATTAATATATAAATATGCCTAATGGTATTATACAATTATTATATAGAGGTGAAGAAGATAAAATATTTACAAAAAATCCTAGTATAAATTATTATAAGAAAATTTATAAATCTTATAATAACTTTGTTAAAATTCCAGAAAATATAGAAATAGTAAATAATTATAATATTAATACAACTAATATTTTAGATATTGTATTAAATAAATATGATTATGATTTACTGGGTAATATGGCATTATTTTTTCATCTAAATCATACTATTGTAAATATACTTGATTTTGTTACAAAAATAGAATTTTATATATCAGATGTATTAATTGATAGTTTAACACCTGATATTATTACTTTATATAGTGAAATATTTTCAGAACCAAATAATTATAACAACTTAAAATTATTGACAAGTCATAATAATAAAAATATTTATTATATTCCATTAAATTTTCATTTTATGCAAAAAAACAGTGGATTTATTCCACTTTATTTATTACATAATGAGATTATTCATGTAAAAGTTTTTTTAAATAAATCATATGAGCGTAATATTATAGCACATGATATTAATCTAATAGGTGATTATTATATATTACAAAATGAAACTAAAAAAAAGATTAATCGTAAGTTCTGGTTAATAGAAACTATTAGTTATAATGAAAATATTAATTTAAGAGTTTCTATTAAAGCAGATTTATTAAATAAAATAGATTTATTATTTACTGAATATGTTAAATCGCTTATTTTTGTATTTAAACGTTGTAATTTTCATAATATACATATTCATTATGATGATACTAAATTTACATATATGAATGAAGAATTGAAATATTTACCATTTTTAAATACTGGTCTCAAAAATAATCATGATTATAATAATAAACAAATACTTTTATGTAATTACTCATTATTTAAAAGTGAAATATCTGGTTATATAAATTTAAATACTGTTACTAGTTTTTATCTTGAATTTTTTCCTTTTGCAATATATAGAAATATAAATTTTAATATTACAACAGTTTTTACAAGTAATTATTTTTATGTAACTACTGACTTAATTACTAGTGAGATTAATCAGTCACCTGATATTTCAATTTATACAAATGTTAAATATAAATTTACTAATATTAATTGTGATATTATTATAGTAACTAGTAATCCGGAATCTTATATTAATTCTAATTCAAATATACCAACTAGTATATATCATCCTAATTTTGATTATGGTGAAAAAACATTAATATTAGATTCTGAAAACATTTATAATGAATTATATTACTGTCATAAAATAGTAAATAGTAATGACATACTGGTAAATTATGGTCGTTTATTAGTTTTTACAGATGATAAAGCAAATGCTTCAACAGGATTATTAAATTCATATGCTATTAATTATAATTTATATGTTATAGAAGATGGTAAATTATTTAATGCTGAAATAGAATAATTTATATTTTTGTAGATTTATTTAAAAAATTAATAATATTAATAATATATTAATATAATGGGTGGTGGATTAATTCAACTAAAATATTTGGGCAGTGAAGCCGATTTTTTTGTAGGTAATCCACAAATATCTTTTTTTAAAACAGTATTTAAATCATATGCCAATTTTAGTCAAGAACTTATACATATTTCATTTGAATCACCATTAGATTTCAATAAATCTACATATGCTAATATTCCTATTCATGCTGATTTAATTAATAAATGTTATATAGATTTAAATATTAAATTAAATGTTACTGATACTTTTGAATTAACTTTAAATAATAAATTTAATTCTACTAAATCCGGCGTATTATATGAATTTGATTCCACAGGCACTGAACAATTACATTTATATAATTATATTTATAGTTTAACTAATCATAGCGAAATTAGTAATTTAGTAATTAGTGAGATTAATTCATTATCATTAGCAGGTACTGTTAGTAATTTATATAATGATATAACACATAATATAGATTTATCTAATGTTGTTAATAATAAATTATATTATTCATATGATTATAATAGTAATACATATAGTGATGTTATTTATATAAAATTTATTAATGAAGATTTAACAAAATTAATAAATACAATAAGTTTTGAAATAGATGAATTTGTAATAGAAAAACATAATACAGATTGGTTATTATGTTATAATAAACTTTTTAATAATAATGAAACATTAAATAAAATTAATAATGAATTAAAAACAATTACACCAAAAATGTTTAATAGAAATATTCAATTATATATACCCTTACGATTTTTCTTTACAAAAGATACAACAACAGCATTACCATTATCGGCATTATATAGAAGTGATGTAAATATTAGAATAACTACTAATAAAAAAAAAGATGTTTTCATATGTGATAGTATAATATCTAGTGTGGATTTTAATATTGGTGCACTGGCTATAAATTATGTACATCTAGATAAAGATGAACAAAATTATTTTAAAAAAAATAATCATAAATTATTAATTGAACAAGTTCAACATCAAGAAACAAATATTATTAATGGAATTTATAATAATATTGATTTACATTTTAGTTATTTGTCTAAATATATAATTTGGAAATTACCATATAAATATATTTTAGATAAAGCCAAATTAATATTTAATAATAATGATTTATTTTATGAACAATATGGTGAATACTTTCATTTACTTCAACTTATGGAACATGGACTTGGTAATATTGATTCCTTAACACGTATGGAAGAAAATACTGATATTAATGGAACTTATTATTTATATAGTTTTTGCTTATATCCTGCATTAAGACAACCATCTGGTTTATGTAATATGTCTCGTATAGATGATAAATTTTTACAATTACAAACATTTTATATAAAAGAAAGTGAAAACAATAATGTAAAAATACCAGTAGATGTATTTAGTGTAAATTATAATTTCTTATATATTCAACATGGTAAATGTAAATTGGAATTCTAAAACCTTTTTAAAAAAAGGTTAGACCAAAAATATACTTTTTTCTAAAAAAGTATAGTCAAAAACTATTGTATTTTTAATAAGATTTTAAGGATTTGTTGTTTTTTGTCTAAACTTTTTATTAAAAAAGTTTTAATTTAATTCAAAATTTTTTTCTTATATTAAAATATAAAATGGGTGGAGGTTTAATGCAATTAGTCGCAATGGGTGCTCAAGATGTTTACCTTACAGGTAATCCTCAAATTACTTTCTTCAAAGT